TTTGTAGGGTATCAAGATGAAGTAACGGCAGCGTTTGAATCGTTTGCCGTTATGCCAGAGTGGTATCAGTACCTAGTGATTGGTGTGTACGTGGTTAAGTTCGGTATGCGTGGACTACTAACCAAGCTAGTCTCAGGCAAGCTCAGTGCGGTCAAGTTAAAATAGCTTCAAGCTCATTATTCAATAATGCTATCCGCATTTCATTGTAGGTATTGAACGTCTGGTTCTTGCCTACTTTTACTGCGGCTTCATAGTTAGCAATCTCGCCCTTGACGTAATCCAGTTTTTTCTGGAGTAGTATCTTTTCTTTTAAATTCATTTAACACCTCATTTATTAGGGCTTTACGCTTCTTTCTTATAGCTTCGTAAAGGTTGTTTGTTGCGACTGCGCCAGTGCAGGAATTAGCTGACCTGCCTAGATATTCGCCACATTCCTCATACGAGCATTTCAATACACGCAGTTCTACAAGGAAGCGTAGGTCTGATTCAGGCCAAAGGATCTGTTCACGGGGAACGATTTTAACCTTTATATCGGTGATATGCCCACTACCAAAGTTATATTTCTTTTCCTTGGGCTTAGATTTAGTAAAGACGGCTGGTATTTTAGGCTTCCATATAATGCTCATTTTAAATCCTCAGAGTTTATATCTTCCACCACGCAGCTCGGAGACAAGCCTAGCTTCACACGATCCTTTGGCCGAGTGTCTTCACCCACTGGCACATCCTTCTTACCATAGATCCTATCGTACCCTTCAGAATAATTCTTGTTCATCGGCTTCGAGATTGGTTTATCTTTTGCAGTCATGGTATTACTCCTAGTCTTTCATCCAGTATCTAAACTTATCTGCTAAGGCTTTTATTCTAGCTTTCTTAGCAGCAGCTTCAGCCTCCTTATCTGGAGGAAGCTTATCTGGTAGTTTTTTGGGTGGGGTTTTGTTCACTTCATATTTCATAAACTTCTCCTTGGTTAGAATAGCTGAACAACGAGACTGCCGTTATCCATTTCAAGTACCAGCGTCATTTCGTAAAGGTCTTCGATACAATGTACATCATCATAAGCGAGGGCTACATCTTCAATACTATCGAACTCTTCCCACTCACAACAGATGGCAATAACATCTAAGTGGTAGTTCTCGAACTCATCAAAGTAATCGAACATCACACATAAAGCTGCGTAGCTAAACTGGTCTGGACGCATCGCCTTGAAAGCATCTTGGAATTCACTATGGTTTACAGTCTGGAATATCATGGGAACCGCCTTTGTTAATTGATTAACTTGACTTCACTATAACATATTTGTAGATGATGTAAACACTTGTGTAGAAGAAATGCTGAAATGTCGTAAAAAAATATTATTATTTTGCTATGTACTTATTGAATTTCTTCTTAATCCGTAACTTGCGGGTGAATATTTGCTTGATTCTGGTTAGGTATTTTATGTCATGCCTTACAATATCGTTGTTGCTTTCTAATAGCACAACTTTAGCCAGACTAATACGGGGTATTAATTTCAATCTATAGGCACAAATATTCCCCCCTAAATACCTGTTGCAACGTGAACACTGGCGATGGCAGTTCCATAAATTAAAACTTAGGTGTCTAGCTGCCCCTCTACTACGGTAATGCCCAGCGTCCCAGTACCCACCAACACCCTTATGCGCTCCAGAAACTTCACAACTTATGCAAGGTAGATCACGATCACGGTATCTGACGTATGTGTTAAAGGCTATTTGAGCTTCTACGCGCCACTGTGAGGCTGTTTTAAGTTCCAACCTTAACCTAGTATCACTTTCCTTCTTGCGCTTCTCTACGGTGAATGGAGCCAGCTTCTTGCCATGCTCCACCACGCAGGACATAGAACAGAAAAAGCCGAGCGGGACTTTGATCCCTGACTCAGCCAATTGGTACTCTTTACAATGTCGGCACTTCTTCTTTGCATTAGCCATAAGATTGCTTTTGAGTCTCGTATGCTTCTAATGAATGGTCGGTAAATTCTACCCCAAACTCAGCACCCTTTACGAATATGTACTCAATGTACTCACTGCCAATCTTCTTATTGAAGCTTTTAGTGGTAGGTCGATGGGCTACCATGTAGGTTCCACATAAACTAATCGAGAATGAATTACCCTCACTTAAAGGCTCACCCATTAACTGCTTCTCTCTGGCAAACTCAGATACAAGAAGATCCTTCCATTGAGCTAGGGTAGTTTTACCACCCACTCTATTAGCCTGCTTTTGTATGTCACCTATCATAGCGTGTTGGCATTTCTCTTGTAGCCTAGACTGACGCTCACGGCCTAGTGTCAGGAGTACAGGCTCACCGCTACGCAAACCCTTATTAGTAGTCTCCCACACCTTGGTCATTTCAGTCTTCACATTATCCAGCGTAACCACAAACTCAATATCAGCCATTGTCAGCCCCCAATGTAATGAACTCAGTAAGGGTGATGTTAAAGTGATCAGCGAAGCGAATGGCTAGGGATATTTTCATATCGCGTCCGTTCCTCCAGCGCATAATCTGCTGCGGGTGTACTTTAAATATCCTAGCTAGGTCAGAGCTATTTACTTGGGCTTTTGCTTGGGCTACTCTCAGCGATGAGCCGATGTTAATTTCCATTATTTGATTCCCCTCTTTATGCTATTATATTATTTGCTCCAGTAAGACCTTCCCCGCCTTAAAACAGCGGGGCTTTTTCTGCCTAGATTAAAACGGTATGTCGTCATCTTCGATAATGTCATTTACTGGTGCTGCGGTTGGCTGCGACTTGGTAGTGGCCTGAACCTCTTTAGGGTTAAAGGCAAACGACATAAACTTCTTGCCAGCCTTGCTCGTTTTAATCCAAGCACTCATCCACATTTCCACACCATTCACCTCACAACTACCATTGTAGTCAGGGTGACGATCCGATTGCTTCTTCTCATTCTTGAATAAAGCGCCTGTGTTGTTGTTGTCATAGTCACTCATAATTACATTTCCTTAGTTAAACGAACAAATTCTTGCTGCTTGCCTGTTAACTGCTTCCAGATAACTTGCTTCTCATTTTCTTCAAGTTCAGCTAACGCTTCTATCAACTCACTTGTTTCACCAGATAGTTCACTAGACATTACCAGCGCCACCACATCTTGAATAAGTTTCTTACTTACTCGCTTCATTGGGGCTTCAGGTACTTTATCTAAAACCAAATCTTCGTCTTCGTGAACTGTAATGTCTTCGGCATCCAAATCGACTTGGGGTATGCCGCAGAGACTTGATAAGGCATAACGCCTTGCGTAAGTAATGGCCGAACCCGCACCCTGTGCCGACACTTTATCCATCGGCAATAGATACTCACCTTGTATCCACTGGCCTGAATTGTGCATTAACATAGTTGATACCCCAACACCCTTACCACCCTCTGACGTTACAGGTAGCTGAATGAATGATAGACCATGCTTTGCAAAGGCTGGCTTGATCACTCGAATGACGCTAGTGAGGTCTGCGTACTTAGACTTGAAGAAAGGGTTGTTACTGTCTTTAACAGCGCCACCCATTTCTGCCTGTGCAAGACATAGTGCCGATGCAAGGTCTATGATTGATTCTGACTGATTCATGCTGCCACCTCCGCAGTTAATTCTTTAATCTCTTGGCTAATGGTATCCATCGCATCTTGCAATTCATTAACCTCTAGCTGCCAAGTAAATTCTAGGTTAGAGAAATGACGCTGCTTTATAGTAGCTGCTTGCAATTTCTTTGTTACCCTAGCAATTTCTTCTAACTTATTTTCTAAGTTTAAGTTCATATATTTGCTCCAAGTTATTTAACCTACAACCTATTCTAAACATATTTAATCCAAATGTATACAGCAATGGTAAATATATTATACACAAATGTTTGCAATCCTAAATCGCTAGGTATAAGATGGTTACTTATTAATATGAATGGAGCGGGACAATGAATGTAAATAACCCAACAGTATATGACCTCCCTGACTATGAAAGTGAAATCGCAGAAACCCGTGATGATCTATTTTGGGAGCTTCAAGTCGATGGCAACATCATGGTTGATGGAATTAACCTTGAGCTAAATGACCTTATTGAAAGCATGAGCGATGATGATAAGAACAATATTATCCACATGCTATTCCGTAGAACTACTGAGTTCAAAACAACTAATGAAGTTGAAGCGCGAGAGTTTACTTGTGAGAAGATCCTTGAAGAGTTTTCTGCTTCCATCCCAGACGGAATAATCTTAAAGCATTATGAAGATGAACAGCGTCCATTTTAACGCAGGCAAGAAAAAGCCCCTTGACCGTAATAGAGCAAGGGGCTAGAATGGGTGTGTTGGTGAAGAGGTTAGAGCCTCATTCGAGCCAGCGAAACTAGAGGAAAATCCAGCGCCAACACAAGTGTAGTTTATCAAACGTGTTAATGCTGTGCAACCCTTCTCTATCCTCGCTCCTTTAATGATCCTAGCTGCCAACAGGCAAGCAACAGGTGGTCATGCTTTTAGCAGTCTCCTACTGTATAAACTAGGTATCCAATAAGCCTTGCCTTTAGTACGTTATGAGTAGTTTTTCACGCGACCCTATATTGGTTTATCCTTGGGGTATACGCATCGAGAAGCGAACATGAGCGTGTTGGGCGGTAGTAAAACCGTAATCATGTTAGCAGGCGTTCTTACTAATGGCCTGCCCTAAATTTTCCATGACCGATTCCGTAATAGCGAATCAGGATTTAGGTAATTTCTTCTAGCTAGGCTTATGCTTGGTTAGGGGAGTATTACCTAAAGAAAGCCAATCACTCAAACCGTTTAGCGATAAGGAGCAATAACATGGCAGTAGATAACCCAAGGGGCGGTACTTGCACTGAGTCAATTCACCCAGTGAAAACTTTAGCTAAGGCGATAGAGTGGTATGAAGATTGTGTGGAGTCGGATCTGCCAATTAAAATATATCAGCAAGACGCTGGTGGTAGGTTAAGGGTGAAGATTTATAATAACGCTGGTGATCTGTTAAGGTCTAGGGGGTAGCATGGAAATAACCTTGAATGAATGTGAGCAGAAGATAGCCAAGCATCTGGCAATCAGCCGCAACAGGAACGCCCGAAGTAAGGGCAAGCCCAATACAAAGATGGGTAATCAGTCAGACGAAGAGACAGACTTGGAAGGTATCGCTGGTGAGCTGGTGGTATGTAAGGTGCTTAACCTGTACCCAGACACAGAGATAGACCTAATTGATTTACCGAAGTACGACCTGCTTACTGCTAAGGGTAGTCGGGTAGATGTTAAAACCACAAAGTATAAGCATGGCCGTATGCTGGCCACCAAGAAAAAGAATGTTGATGACTGCGATGTTTACGTTCTAGTGGTGGGTTCATTCCCAAGCTACAGAATAGCAGGCTGGTGCTGGGCTACTGAGTTACTAAGGGAAGCGAACCTAATCGACCTTGGGCATGGTGAGGGCTACGCGCTAAACCAAAGTGAGTTAAAAACATTCAAAAAAGAGTTGCACTGATACATAAGTGAGTGGTATGGTGGTGTTGAAGTTAAGTTAATCAACATTAAATCAGGGTGATCTTATGAGTATGTATCGAATTGAAGGGAACAAAGCGGTCTTCTATAAAGACCAAGAAGAGATGGCTGTAGTTGAACCAACAGTTGGTATGGGGCATCACCCTATTGAGTTTGGTTTTCAATACCTTGACCAGATATTTGAACTGGACGAAGCTGAAATGGTTCGGTTGGAGAAGGAAAAGAATGGCGGTACTTACCACATCATTCGTGGAAGGGATCGCAGAGAGTTGCTAGGGTTTGTTCGTGGTGAAGATGGCGAGCTTAATATGAACGGGATCTATAGCCCAACCAAGCAGACTTACAAAGTTCTTAAAATGCCAGAGGTTGGTCAGAAGGTTAGCAAGAATTTCAACGGTGACACTTACATCTGCGGAGAGATTGCTAGGATCAGCAAGACTTTTAAAAAGATCACTACCACTACTGGTGAAGAGTTCTACAGGAACAATCACCATCAGGGAGTTTGGCAGCAGTACGGCACTTGGACAATGCAAGGTGGCCACACTGAAACAAGAAACCCACATATCTAATAATGATCATGGCCCTTCGGGGCTACTGGAGGCAGCATGAACACTTGGTATATTATTTCAAAAAAAACTGATAACGATAACACTGCTGAGTTTGGCTATGGTGATTATCCTAAGACAACATTCTTTGTTTCTTTAGTTGTTGAAGCAGAGACTAAGCGTAAGGCTCAAAACAAAGCCAAGAAGATAAGCCCAAATCGGTATATGTTTGGCGGTATCAATGGCAATGAAGTCTACTCAAAGGATGATATGGCTAATATGACTCACATTGATTTAAGCGGAATGTTGCAAAAATTAAAAGCTGAGGCTGACAGTGCTGGCCAAGATTACGCCAATAAATACCTTTCTTATGTTGAAGCTAGGCATGACAAGAATGACGCTTGGGAGCGTATAGATAAGGCTAGCAATGAGCTAAAAGATTTTGAGCAACTAAATAATTAATGGCTATATTATGATTAAGCTCAGACCACACCAAGAAATGGCGATTGAAATGCTAAGAGCTTCACTTCGACAAGGGAAGACTCGCCCGATACTGGCAGCGCCTTGCTCATTTGGTAAGACCATAACAGCAGCTTCGATACTGAAGACTGCTTGGGAAACTAAGGGTAAGCGCGGCATCTTTATAATGGATCGTATCAAACTGGTTCAGCAGACACAGGAAGCGTTCACCTCATTTGGTTTAGACTTCGGTGTTATCCAAGGGAACCATGAACTATCTAACTCAGCAGCACCAATTCAGATTGCCAGCATACAGACACTAGCTAGGCGCAAGCGCATACCTGAGTTTGATATAGCGATAGTGGATGAATGCCACACGCACTATAACTCGATGACTCGCATCATGGAGACTTACAACAACGTACCCTTCATTGGCCTAAGCGCCACACCTTACTCTAAGGGCTTGGGTAAACACTACGATAACCTCATTACTCCAATTTCCCCGCGTGAGCTGCTAGCGCAAGGGTACTTATGCCCAATAGATTACTATGGTGGGCGTAGCGTTGCGTTAAAGGGTGTAAAGACTAAGGCATTGTCTACTGGTGGCAGTGATTATGATCCAGCTAGCTTGTCTCAGGCCATCGAAGAAGATAAGGGTTTGGTCGGTGACATAGTGGCCAACTGGGTTAAGTACGCAGAGGGTAGGCAGACCATCGCCTTTGCCCCATCTATTAAACACTCCAAGACTTTGGTTGAAACATTCATTCAAGCAGGGTATCCAGCCTGCCACATCGATGGCTATATGGACGATGAGCTAAGACAGCATATCTACCAAGCCCATAACAATGGTGAGTTCTTGATTCTAAGTTGCTCACGCCTACTTAACACAGGCTATGACGAGCCAAGAGTTTCTTGTTTAATTGACGCATACAGTACAAAGAGTTTAATTTCGTTTTGCCAGAGGGCAGGCCGCATTCAAAGAACCTTCGAGGGTAAAGAGAACGCCATCTACCTAGATCATTCTGGTAACGTGGCAAGGCATGGTTTTGCTGAGGATGTTGTTCCCGATGTTTTAGATGATGGTGATCAAAAGTTCAGCGAGAAGAAATTGACCAAAAAGAAGGATGAGGTTAAAGTTAAGGAATGCCCAGTTTGCACTCAGCAGATGGTGGGATTACGATGTAAGTGCGGCTATGAGATCAGCTTACAGGAGCAGCTTGATTCTACTGATGAGATCCTAACCAAGTTGTCACCAGAGCAGCGGAACAGGAAGCACACCAAAGAAGACAAGACCAAGTTCTATAGTGAAGTGCTTTTGTATTCTCGCGGTAAGAACTATAAAGACTCATGGGCTAGCCACACTTACAGGAATCGATATGGTGTATGGCCTAACGCAATCAAGCCTCGCATGGTCGATGGCATTTCAGAAGAAACCAGAAAATATATAATCAGTACCCAGATCAGATATGCAAAAGGAAAAGCAGCATGAGTGTTGAAGCAATCTTAATGATGCTGGAGGGGGTTAGGTCTAGTGGTACTAATCGGTGGAGGGCATGTTGTCCTGTACATGGTGGAGGTTCAGGAAGCCTAAGCCTAAAAGAATGCTCAGATGGTACAGTGCTAATAAACTGTTTCGCCTGTGGAGCTAGCGCAATGGAGGTAGCAGAATCGGTTGGCGTAAGTGTTAACGAGTTATTCCCACCAGACTCAGGCCGTCCCACTGGCCCATCGCGGGAGCAGCGAGCCACGATAGAAACAGACAAGGTAGTGATGATGATTTATGAGGCTGATAAGCGCGGTGGTAGGCAGCAGTCTCTAGCTGACTTTAAGCGATACAGGTTAGCCCAAGCCCGACATGCGGCGATGACCTCCAGAAATTAATTTAGTTTATATTCAAAAATGTGTTGACCATGAACATAAATGTATATATGGTGGTGGTGTAGTTTAGTTAAACCAAACAACGAAGAGGTTCACCATGACAACATTTATTACATCACTAGAAGCAATCGAAGGTTCTACCAACAAGAAGCTTGTACTTTTGAAAGACGGTATCGAAATCGGATCTGGTTTATATGACGGCATGGAAGATGCTTACTGGATGAAGATTGAAGGTGAGGTTGACGGTTTGATCGCTCGCCTTTTCCAGACTCCTGAAGACTTGTTAACTTACATGGCTTTGGGTGCTGAAGAATACTACGCAAGAAAAGCAGCTTAAATAATAAGGGGCTACGGCCCCAGTGAGGTGGTTATGACTAATAATGAATTAAGGTTAGATATTGAGCGCATTATGAAGAGTGGCTTTATGGCGTGGGAAATGCCAAGAGATAACTATGAGCGCAACTTGATTGAAAAGGGGTTGATGGATTTATTCAGAAACGCTAACCAGATGAAGTTTATTAAGCGCACTGGGGTGTTGTCTCCAGATCAGCTTGAAGATGTGTACAACGATATTGATATGGAAAGCGAGGGCGTTGATGATGCGCGCGAGTGGGCTGAATATCAAGAAGTGAACTACTAGGGGGTATTATGGATTTACTAGAGCAGTTAAACGTAAAGCGCCTTGAGGCTGTTGGAGAGTACAACAAGGTCTATAAAGAACACACTGAGGCAGGCGGCTTTGATATGTCGCTTCTTGTTCCGTATAGTAATAGAGCAGATAGTGCGCTGGCCGCATGGTTAACCGAGCTTAATAGGGTAAAGGGGTATTGTGATGAAGGATTATAAATATTTAGCATCAAGCGATTTAGTAAAGGCTGTTGAGAAGCGTGACACTGCGCTGATAATTGTTAGCGTAATGGGTTCCGTCTTAATGTCAGGCTGTTGGGTTTTGTTCTTACTCGGTATCTCTGGGTGAGCAATGATCATTACCGCCGTACCTATTATTCTGAAACTGAGGCTAAGAAGATATTGGCCAAGAATGAGAAGATGATGGATGCTAGTTACGCGGTTAAGTGTAAGGCTCGGAATGGCATCGATGACCACAAAGAAGCCAAGGCTCTGGGTATGACAATAGAAGAATTTCGTAGCATGATTCAGTAATGTGGTATAATAAACCATTGAGTTAATATCTGGGTATCTGGAATGGCAGCAGCAAAGAAGACAGGCATTAAGGTAAAGATTAAGCATACGGGTAAGCACCCATTGCCTGCGTATCAAACTAAGGGATCTGCTGCGATGGATTTATACGCTGAGATAGGTAAGCCACAGTATATTATACAAGGCATGGCCGAGTTGATCCCAACAGGTATCCAGCTACATATTCCAGTTGGTTACTGCGGTAAGGTATTTGCCCGTAGTGGTTTGGCTGATAAGAAAGGATTAGCTCCCAGTAATTGTGTTGGTATTATCGATAGTGACTATCGAGGTCAGGTGTTTGTATCACTGTATAACAATAGCCAAGTAACCCAGTACATTGAATCAGGTGATCGTATCGCACAGCTAGTTATCGAGAAGGTAGATCAAATCGTGTGGGATGTAGTAGATGAGTTAGAAGAAACCGACAGAGGCATAGGTGGCTTTGGATCAACAGGCGAAAAGACAGCCGCATAATTTCTTGCGGGATAGGTACAACTGCGACACTTCGGTGATATTGCAGTTTTTTGCGTTAAGGGGTTTTACTTTAAGGGAGGCATCAGAACGCCTCGGCATAAAGTACAGCACCATCAAAACGAGAGCATGGGAATTAGGAATAGTCTTCCAAAATGGTAAGGAAGCTATCGACAGACACCATCGTGTTCTTCACTTAGGGGAAGAGTACACCATAAGGGAATTATCAGAGCTTAGTGGGATACCGCGTAAAACCTTGTCAGATCGTCTACGCTACGGCTGGACGGTAGAACAGTCAATAGGTGAACCAGTAAGGCAAGGTAATTGGCAGTACCGTGAGGGGCGTGACAGGGAGCCACATCCTAATGATGTTGAATCAGTATGGTTAAGAAAGGCGTGGAAGTTATGAACGAATTTGCTGAAGTATTGGTGCTAGATGAGAGTAATGGAACATACGATAAAGGGGATGAGGTGCTTTTAAATACGTCTTATGTCATTTCAGTCTGTAGGCATGATAGTCGTACAAATGAGAGTGACGTTTTCATTGTCTGTATGGCAGGTGTAGATGATAGCGACAACGGCTGGCTTTATGTTGATGCTCAATCTGCTGCCAATATTACAGGGCGTAGGGTGTAAAAGGCCCGTGGAAGAATCAATCTAAACTAGAGTGTTAATAGAATGGCTAAATTAAAAGGCTCACCCAAAACGGGAGGCAGACAGAAAGGCACACAGAACAAGGCTACATCGAGCGTTACTGAACAATTAGACGCGCTTGGATGTGATCCTATCGCTGGCATGGTTAAGTTAGCAGAACTATCTATGGAGGCTAAAGACTATGCTATGGCGTTTCAATGCTTTAAAGAACTAGCCCAGTATAAGGCAGCTAAACGTAAGGCGATTGAGGTTACTGGTGAGCTTGGCTTAGATGTTCATTCAAAGATATTAGTCGAATTTCAGGATATGCCAAATGAGTTCCTTGACGATTAAAGCTACCATGCCTGAACTATTTAGGGAGTTCTCGCAGAGTGATGCTAGGTATTTAGTGGCTTGGGGTGGTAGGGGATCAGGGAAAAGTTGGGCTATAGCAACTATGCTAGTGCTTCAGGCTAGGGCAAACCCAACCAGAATATTATGTGCGCGTGAAATACAGAGGTCAGTATCAGACTCGGTGCTTCAGTTACTATCAGATACCATCGATAGGCTGGGGCTTACTTCGTTCTTTGAGGTACAGAAGACACAGATACTAGCCAAGAACGGATCTAGGTTTATCTTCGAGGGGCTAAGGTCTAACGTAAACAAGATTAAATCAATGGAGGGTATTGATCGAGTCTGGGTAGAAGAGGCTGAAGCGGTAACAAAAGCGTCATGGGATGTATTGATACCGACAATAAGGTCTGACTCTAGCCAGATCATAGTTAGTTTTAACCCTATGCGACAATTCGATGATACTTACCAGCGGTTCATTATATCCCCACCACCAGACATTTGTGCTGTTCGAGCCAATTGGGATTCAAATCCTTGGTTCCCTAAAGCACTGGAGGCCGAGCGGCTTCACTTAAAGAATACTGATCCAGATTTATATATGCACGTTTGGGAAGGTGAGTGTATGTCGGTAAGTAAAGGCGCGTACTATGCCAAGCAAATGCGTGAAGCAAGAGCAGAGGGCCGCATTACTAACGTACCTTGGGAGCAACAAGTACCAGTTCAGACTTGGTTTGACCTCGGAGTAGCAGACGCAACGGCTATTTGGTTCACACAGGTAGTGAATAAAGAGATAAGAGTAATAGATTACGAACAGCATTCTGGTGAGGGCTTGGCGTTTTACGTTAAGTTGTTACAGGATAAGCCTTATATCTATGATGAGCATAACGCACCACACGACATTAAGGTCAGGGAGCTGGGTACTGGACGCTCACGGTTAGAGCAAGCTGCTGAAATGGGGCTACACTTCAATGTAGTGAAGAATATTCCTATAATGGATGGTATCCAAGCAGTAAGGTCATTGTTCAACCGCTGTTGGTTCGATGAAGAGAAGTGTAAGCTGGGCCTCGATTGCCTTGCTACCTATCACAAGCAGTTCGATGAAGTTAATCAAGTGTACAAGGATCGACCAGTACACGACTTTGCCAGCCACGGTGCTGATGCGTTCAGGTATTTTGGTGTAGGCTTCCAAGAACCTCTTGGCCTCCAGCCTCAAGTGATTGGATCTTTCTAATAACCGCATGGATTAGGCGCAGCATATAAATCAACATGCCAGCAAACTGGTAAATAAATTTTATAAGAGGCAGTTATGGGACTTACATTTGCAACACCAAACGGCGGCAACAGTGCCATGACAGGGTATCAGAACAAGAACAACAATGCTTCTGCTAATAAACAGACCAGTAATGGTGGCCGAGCGGGTAGTGGCGGGACTAATAGCGCAGCAGAAAAGCTTGCTAAAAGGCTTAGAGACGCGCGTAATAAAGCTAACAATACCCCAGCAGCCCCAGTTGTTCCAAAGGTAGTTGCGCCAACAACAGTTGTTACCCAAGGTAGTCCACATGAGCGTAATGTTGATTTAGTTTCTACTGTAAAGCCAGTGGTGAATAAAACAACCACCACACCAAAGGCTGACAAAAACCCTGTTGGATTAATCTCTTCAACAGCTACAGTGTCTGCTGGCAACCCTATAGCTAAAGTCACCTCTAGCTCTTCAATATCGGATCAGTTACTTGTTAAGAGCAAGACAGTGCCAGTGGTAGATAAAAAGACGACAACAAAGCCACCTATTACATCCATTGAAGATACAACCCATGCTGAAGAGTTTAGTAGTATTAAAGTAAATCCAGAAAAGCCAGTTAACACAGATCCATACGCAGAGAGTGATAGGTTCACAACCAGTGATAAAAAAGACTTAACCGTTAAGCCATTAGAGCAGGGTTCTATATCACTAGGCAGTTCTGATCAGAGCGTTAAGGATCGTCATTTGGACTTACAAAAATCTTACCAAGAGCCAGTTGTGAAGGATAAGTTTAATACTGAAACCTATGATGCTAAGGCCGAGGAAGGAAAGAACAGCAAGAACATCCTGTTTGATGACATTATTAAGGATAAGTACCGCAATGATGGGGTTAGTTACAACCAAGCCTATTGGATGGGTAGGATGGAAGGTGGCGCAACTCAGGCAGAAATGGAGGCCGAGCAAAAAGCACTAGGCAGTAAGAAAACATACTCTGGTGATCTAGTGGTAAGTAAAGAAGATCAAGCAAGAAGTAAATATATACTTGAGTCAATACTACGCTCTGGCATTGAACCAACCACGACTACTGAAACATCAGGCTTACTTGATGAGCGAGTCAGAACCACTAACTCTTACGATATTGGAACAGGTAAGCCAGTAACTACAACGAATGATTTATATTCACCTAAAATTGGTGGGGTTAGCTTTGGTGATGATGTAACTAAGACTTATGTTAACGGCATTGATACCTACACAAAAACTGGTGAAGACGACAAGGTTACATCAAGCTTAGGTGCTATTGATGACAGGGTTGATGCTGGTGCTGATGTGACTAAAGAACTTAGCTCTATCGACAGTCAGATCAAGACTGAGACTGACCCAATTAAGCTAAAGGCGTTGCATAAGCGTAGGTTGATGCTAATGCGTATGAATAGAACTAGCACTAGGTTTGCTGGCCTACTGGATGACGCTGACACTAAGCGGTCTAAGATGAGTATTTTATATGGAGCAGATAAATGATCGACCCTAAATTATTCTCCCCTGAAGGGATAATCAAACGCTACGACAGCCTAAAGGCTGCTAGGGTGAACTGGGATCAAATGTGGGAAGAGTTAGCCACATATCTCATGCCATCCAAGGTAGACTTTATTTCAACAACCACTAAGGGTACTAAACGTGCCGCAGAGGTTTATGATTCTACTGCTATTCATGCGTTACAGATCCTATCTGCCTCTCTTCACGGCTCATTGACTAGCCCATCGACTAAATGGTTTGGTCTTAGGTTCCGTCAGGATGAGTTGAACGAGAACAAAGAAGCTAAGAACTGGCTTGAGCAATGTAGCAAGTCTATGTTCCAAGAATTTGGCAAGTCTAATTTCTCAACTGAGGTGGCTGAGGCGTACCAAGACGTTGTGGGCTTTGGTACTGCTGCCCTACAGTTTGACATTAAGACTAAAGATGGCAACTTCGGTGGCTTCAACTTCCGAGCGTGTCATTTGTCAGGCATTGTTATTGCTGAGAGTGAAGAGGGCCGAATCGATACAGTGTTTCGCAAGATCAAACTAACCGCTCGACAGGCTAACCAGAAGTTTGGTGATGACTGCGGTGATAAGGCAATGAAAGCCCTAAAGACAGATCCAGATAAAGAGTTCGATTACATCCATGCTGTGTTCCCGCGTGAGCTAAAGGGTGAGGCTCCATTGGTTGCACCACCACATCTACGCCCTTGGGCATGCTACTACGTTAGTGTGATCGACAAGAAGATCTGTATGGAGACAGGATACTATGAATTACCCTTCATGGTTCCACGTTGGTCTAAGACGACAGGCGATGTGTATGGATTTGGCCCAGCTTGCGTAGCTCGCCCAGACATTAAGACCCTTAATGAGTCCCGTAAACTGGCCATGAAAGCGTGGGAGAAGTCGATTGACCCACCATTAAAGGCTTTGCAAAATGGTATCCTCGGCAAGATTGATATGCGCCCAAGTACAGTCACCTATGTGCGTGATATGAATAACCTTGAGCCGATTGTGAATGCTACTAACTGGAATGCTGACCAGTTAATGTTGGCTGATGTGCGTGGATCTGTAAGGCGAATCTTCTTCTCTGACCAGTTAGAGTTGAACGATGGGCCACAAATGACAGCGACTGAAGTGCAGGTGCGTTATGAGTTGATGCAAAGATTGCTCGGCCCCACGCTTGGACGCTTACAGTCTGAGTTCCTTAACCCAGTAGTTGAACGCGCTTTTTATGCCATGATGCGTGGTAATGCTTTACCTCCAATGCCAGATGTATTGCAAGAAGTTGGTGGTGATTTGGACATTGAATATGTAGGCCCACTAGCCCGTAGTCAGAAGATGGATGAGGTTACAGGCATTCAACGTGCGATTGATGGTATCATGCAGCTTGCAAATGTTAACCCTAATGTATTGGACATTGTTGATGTTGATAAAGCAGGGCGAACTATAGCAGATCGTCTAGGCGCACCAGCAGATATATTGCTAGGTGCTGAACAGGTAGCTGAGAAGCGTCAAGCTCGACAGCAGCAGCAACAACAGCAAGCCGAAATGGATCAGGGCCAGCAGGAAATGGCAGGCGCAGCACAAGCGGTGGAATTGGAGCAGATGGTAAATGGATCAACTAGCTAAGGATATACGAGAATTGTTTAGCACTAAGACAGGTCAGCGAATGCTTGCCAATATGAAAGTGGCTTACGGTGATCGTAGTTCATTCTGCAAAGACCCTTACGAGACAGCATTTCGTGAAGGTCAACGCAGCATCTACTTAGAAATTAACAGTGTAGTGGAGAAGAATAATGACTGATGATGTAATTGTAACCGAATCAACCGAGTCGTGGCATTCGGGTTTGTCTGATGAGTATCGTGGCAACGAGTCACTATCTCAGATACCAGACCTTAACACCTTGGCTAAATCTTACTTAGACGCGCAGCAATACGCTGGTGGTTCAATACGCATTCCAAGTGAAGAGGCAAGCGCAGACGATTGGACGGCATTCAATGCCAAGCTAACCGCCAAAGTGCCAACACTTCTTAACTTACCCAAGGATGAGCAAGAAGCAAAGAATGCTATGTATGCTCGTTTAGGCCGTCCCGATACAGTCGATGGCTATCAGATTGAAGGTGCTGACCCTGACTTTGTTCAGTGGGCATTCGACAATGGCTTGTCTACTTCTCAAGTAAAGGCATGGCAAGAGAACACCCAAGGGCAGGCCACAAAGTCTGATGCTGATTATGATGCTGACATGCAAGAGTCCAACGACTTACTCAAGAAAGAGTGGGGCCATGCTTATGATGCTAAGTTAGCTCAAGCTAGAAACGCAGTTACGGCGTATGCTGATGCTGAGACACAACAGTTCCTAAAGGACAGTGGCCTAGCTAACAACGCTGGAATGATCCGTCTGATGGCTAGTATCGGTGCTACGCTGACAGAGGAACAGTCCATACAGGGTGGTGACAATAACCGTTTTACACTATCGCCTACTGAGGCAATGGATCGTATCGGTGAGGTTAGGCGTAATAACGAGCATCCTTACAATATAAACAACCACCCGCAACACAAAACTGAAGTTGAGAAGATGGAACACCTATATTCTCAAGCATATCCTGAAGGTTAATCTAATAACCGCATAGGAATAAACGACCATCTAACTATCAGAGTAGCTAAATTTAGTTCTGTGGGTTAGATGGGCCGTTTCCCTTCTCGCTGAAGCAAGCGTTATTGCCAGTTTACGGTCACTCAATACTGAGTGGTAGCCAGAAAACGCCAATTTCACTGCCAATTCGGAGAAATACTCATGGCTAATACAATTTCAAAAGCGTTTGTTCAGCAGTTTCAGGACAACTTAATCCACCTTGCCCAACAGAAGGGTTCACGTTTGCGTAGTTCTGTAAACGAACAATCTGTGACAGGTGAGAAATTCCACTTTGAACGTCTAGGTACTGTTGCTGCTGTTGCGAAAACAACTCGCCACACCAATACACCAGTTCTTGATGTTCCACATAGTCGCCGTACAGCTACTATGGCCGATTACCACTGGGCAGATTTGATCGACAACGAAGATAAAGTTCGTATGTTGGTTACTCCTGAGTCTCATTATGCCAAATCTGGCGCAAACTCTATGGCTCGCGCTATTGATGACTTGATCATCACCGCTGCTACTGGTGCTGCTACTGATGGCGATGGCACTTCTATTGCTTTACCTGCTGGTCAGAAGATCGTGCATGGTTCTGCTGGTTTAACCCTTGCAAAATTAATTTCTGCAAAGGAAATCCTAGATGGGAATGACATTGATCCAGATGAGGAACGCTACATGGTGCTTGGTTCTAAGCAGGTTTCTAACCTGTTGAACACCACTGAAGTGAAGTCTGCTGACTACAACTCAATCAAAGCCTTGGTTCAAGGTGACATTGATACGTTTATGGGCTTTAAGTTCTTACGCTCTGAGCGTCTAGCATTAGCTTCCACTACCCGCACCTGTTTTGCATTCACTAAGAGTGCAATGGGCTTAGGTATTGGTTCTGATGTTAAGACCCAGATCGATGTGCGTCCTGATAAGTCTTATGCTCATCAGGTATACTTGTCATTCGTAGCTGGCGCAACCCGCGTACAGGATGAATGTGTTGTAGAAGTGCAATGTACTGAGGCTTAATTCTAGCCAGTAGTATAACAAGGGGCTGAAATACGCCCCTTTTTTTAGATAGAGGATGATATGGCTAGCGAAGTTTCAATATGTAACAGAGCATTAGCTCTTCTTGGTGCTAATACCATCACCTCATTAGCAGATGGTTCGACTGAAGCCAATGTATGTAACGCAGTTTACGCCGATGCGCGTGATGCGGTACTACGAGCGTTTCCTTGGTCGTGCGCCATTCAACGGGTTGCTCTAGCCCAGATAGCAACCGCACCAATATGGGGTTATGACAAAGCGTACAGCTTGCCTAATGATCCGTATTGCCTTGCAGTGCTAGATCTAAAAGAAGAGTCACAATACCGCATTGAGGGACGTAACCTTGTATGCAATTCCGACACTGCGACCATTAAGTTTGTCGCACGCATTACTGACGCTGGCCAGTTCGACCCAGCACTTGTCTTTGCTCTTGCCACCCGTGTTAGCGCTGAAGTGTCTTATGCTTTAACCCAAAACAGATCATTATCTAACGATATGTGGGTTATGGCAGATAAGGCAATTACAGAAGCTTCAATCTATGACGGTACTGAAGTCGGTACAGAGGACATAACCGCTACTGTATTTGAGGGAGTCCGAGCATGAGGCTAACCCCAATAATCAATTCATTCGCTTCAGGCGAGTTATCACCACGATTGATGGGCCGCACAGACTCACCTAAGTATGCTTCAGGTTGTGAGGTTATGGAAAACTTCATGGCCCTGCCGCATGGTGGAGCTAAAAGGCGTGGTGGGACTAGCTTTATTAACGAGGTTAAAAACTCAGCGCATACTACCCGCTTAATTCCATTCGAGTACAACGTGGATCAAACCTATGTGCTTGAGTTTGGAAACAATTACATTCGTTTCTACACTAATGGCGGTCAGGTTCAGTCAGGTGGTGCAACTTATGAGATCACTACAACCTACCTACATACCGAAGTAAATGAGCTACAGTTTGCCCAGAACGCAGACGTTATGTGGATCGTTCATCCTAGCCATAAGCCTAGAAAACTAACTAGGTTAGACCATGACAGTTGGACAATAGCAGATGAAGTATTTAAACAAGGCCCGTTCCTACCTGTTAACCAAGATGAATCACTTACCATTGCATTTGCTGATCTCGTTTCTGCAACTCAAGTTATCACTTCCAGTTCTGCTATGTTTCACACTTCTCATATTGGTAGTGATTGGCTTATAGATACGCTGCCTAACAACCCAGCGGGTGAGGTGGTTTGGGTTAGAGTTAATAGTATCGGAAGTGTTAACGCAGATGGGCTTTCCACAACAGCAAACATAACCATTAAAGACCTAACCAACATGCCACAAGCTATAGCGGCGACTAGCCTATGGCAAGAAGCTGCTTTTACTGCCTATAGGGGACACCCTTCGGCGGTAGTGTTCTATGAGCAGCGCCTTTGGTATGGTGGTACTGCACACAAGCCTCAAACATTATGGGGGTCTAGGACAGGCGTATATGAAGACTTTAACCTTGGCGCTTTAGCAGCCGATGGCCTGAGTTATGCCATTGCGTCTGACCGAGTGAACAATATCAAGTGGATGGCAGCACAGCGCGTGTTGATCGTAGGTACGTCTGGTGGTGAGTTCCGTGTAACTGGTGGTAACGAATCTGCTATCACTCCAACTAACGTAGACGTTCGCCGTCAAACCTCCTATGGATCTAAGCTAGGCCATCCAGCCTATGTTGGCTCAGATGTGTTTTTCATCCAACGAAGTGGCACACAGGTGCGTAATGTGGCCTATAAATGGGAAAGTGATTCATTTCAATCAGATGATATAACCTTCTTGGCTGAACACATAACCACAGGTGGCATGACCGCACTGGCTTATTCACACGTTCCAGATTCAATCCTGATGGGCTTGCGTTCTGATGGCGTATTATTAATGCTGACCTATGAACCAACCCAAGAAGTGATCGGATGGCATAGGCATATTACAGACGGCAAATTCAAATCATTAGCAGTGATCTCAGAAGACGGCCCAGATCAATTATGGTTCGTTGTTGAGCGCACTATTGGTGGTGTAATTAAGCAGTACATTGAGTTATACACGCCTGATATTCACCTTGATTCGATGATCTCCTACGATCCAACGATAGGGCCAGCTACAAGCGCAGTGACAGGATTAGATCACCTAGAAGGTAAGACAGTTCAGATCACAGCCGATGGTGCTGTACACCCCGATATGGTCGTTGCAAGTGGTTCGTTAACACTTAACTATGAAGCTGCGTATATTAATGTTGGCCTTAAATATGTGTCGAAGCTAACACCTACTCGTCATGGCGCTAATGCTGGAGCAGGTACAACACTAGGCAAATTCAAGCGATGGAATGAAATCTTTGTACGCCTTGATAAGTCTGCCATCCCTATGATTAATGGCCAGCGTCCACCTGTACGATCCACGACCACAAATTTTGGCAACGAAGAACCTGTGGTATCAGAGGACGTTCAGGTGAGGAATATTGGCTATGACCGTGATGGCCGAATTTTAATTGAACAAGATTTACCACTGGCCTGCCATATCGTTTCGATATTTGGCACTTTAAGTGTGGGGGATTAACATGAGTTTTATGGCATTTCTGCAAATCGCGGGAGCGGTTAAGCAATATAGTGACGCTAACTCTGCTGCTGATAAGATGTTGGCAGCAGGTGAGAAGAACGCCCAGCTTGCCGAGATAGAAACGGAAGAGCGTTTAAGGCGCTCACGGTATAAACACGGACAAGAACAGGGCCAGAGAATTGTAGCTTATGCTAAGTCTGGGGTTGATCTATCTAGTGGATCTACTTTGGCAGTAATGGCAGAGGCGGCTAATGTTGCAGAGCGTGAAATGACCTTTGCAGCGGAGCAGGGTGCGCGTACAGCAGCGGCCAGACGAGCAGGCGCTTCGGCACAAGCCAGCACAATGCAAAGCCAAGGTGAGAGCTTATTGATTAGTGGGGTTGGTAAGGTTGGTAACGATAACAATTGGTGGGGGATAGGTTAAGTGAGAATACCAAACATTAATCAGACAGGCGTTGGTGGGGCAGAGCAAATGAGCCTTGGTGCTATTTCGTCTGCTGCAAGTGCTAAGTTCCAGAGAAGTGCTTCACTAACTAAAGTGGTTAACAACTACCAAGACAAGGTACAGAAAGCCGAGCAAGAGTCAGAGCTACATTCTGCCAGTATTGGCTTAGAGAAAGACACCCAAGCATTGATGCAAAACATTAGCGAGCAGGCTGCGTTTGATGCTGATGGTAATCCAACATACAACAATATGAAGCCTCAATTTGATAAGGGTTTGGAAGGTATCATTAAGAAGTATGGCGATAACCTAAATTACCCAGCGTCAAAGACTGCTTACACCCAGAGTGCTGATATATACAGCCTGCAAGTGACAGGTAAAATGAATAGCTTGCACAGAACCCGACAGACTGAGTTCCTTCAAGGTGAGTTAACCCAAAACCTTATCCATTATGAAACAGATTTAGAGAACGGCTTAATTAATGCTAAGGCAAACATTGAGTCTAAAGTTGCTGGTCAGGTGATTACTATGTCGCGTGGTGAGCAGGAAATGGATCAGTTCCGAGCTAAGTGGCAGTTCAACGTAACGCTTGATGCGTTTGGTACACAGCGGGCAGATAGCTATGAATCAGGAGCGGATTTCTTAGAGGCGTTTACTGATAGTCCACCAGAAGGTATGCCCATCGATGAGCAGTTAACTTTGCAATCACGCATGAACACGTTCTTAGGTCAGGATCGTGCTACTGCTAAGGTGGCCGCTGCGCTGGTTACGGCTGAAGAGAAGGTTAGGCAGGCAAGTCTTGAGAAGCTTGGTAATAGCATGGCTGATCAACTTAAAGAAGGCGGTTTAGTTACTGATAAGTTCATTGTGGAGTATGAGAATACAGCAAACCAGATCACAGATACTGACGTTCAGAAGTCTATGGCCCAAGCTCTAGCGTGGAGCGAAGAGATTCGGACAGCTATTGGCACTATGACAATTTCTGATCTAAACCAAATGAGGAATGAAGCTTTAGGCGCTGGGGCAAATAACCTAGATGAGTCTGAGCATAATGAGTTTATTGCTGCCTCAATTGAAAAGATGATGACCTTAGTGAAGAATGATCCTCAACAGGCAGCGGTACAGATGGGGTTATTAAAACCTCAGATCAACACGCTTCAAGAGGGTATTGATTCAGGCGACCTTAAAACCTTTATATCAGAAATGGATTCTCGCAAGATGAAGCTGGATGAAGTATGGGGTATTAACTCTGCTTTATTCTCAGATGCTGATACAAATATACTTGCCCAGATGATCGACCAGAAAGGTTCTGACTTCTTAGGTGGATTTATTGATAATGTTGGCCAGCGTTCTTATGACGTTCTTGAGAAGCTTCTAGGTAAGGTATCTAACGACAAGGTTATTCTAGGCACTTTAATGGCCCAAGTAGATGGACAAGAAGCAGTGAAGCACGTTACTGCTGGAATGAAGCTAAAGGGTTCTGATGTATTACCCACGATGGCTGATATGTCACCAGCATTTAATACTAGGTTTAATAGTGGGCTTTATCCGCAGAGTGATGCGAACTTTAGAATGGGTATGATTGCCAACGTGCGACACGCCTACGCTTCCCTGTCTGTTGATGATAATGATTACAGCAAGGATATAAACGAAGAGCGTATGAACGCAGCAATGGATATGGTTATGCAAAAGCCTGTATCTATGCGAGCGAATCAAGGGCATGGCAGTATTAACTATAGTACGTTCCCAGCAAGGCGTGGTATGGGGCAGACTGAGATGATTAAGTGGAAGAACAGCCACCCAGCATCTACCTTCGACACTATCACTAACGTACCTGATCAAGAGATCTTGGATTACGCTCCACTTCCAAATGCTAGAACTCCAAGCAGCTATTCAGACCTAAGCGGCCCTACAGAAATGAGGACACAATCTTCGTCTGAGTATATTAAGCAGTTGATTGAGAAAAACGTGCTTGAACTTACTTCGTATGGTGAGCAAGGCCGATACTATCTAATGTGGAATAACCAAACACTTATGGCTGGTAATGAGCCGTTCATTCTGGAGTATAAAGAATAATGGGAATCGGGCGATTAAATATAGATACCAGCGTACCCTTCACAGGAGTAAGCACTTCTCTTGATGTTGCCGCTGCTGACTTTAATGTATTTGAAGCCACAGAACAATCCACTTCAGAGGGTAATGCTTGGCGTAAGTATCATATACAAAACATGGATGCGATGCGTAAGCACGCGCCTTGGATGTATCCAGAGGGGCTGTCAGAAGCTAGGGATCAAGAGTACCCTTCTGATAAAGCTCGTAGGGTGGCAGAGTTTGAAGCTGCCAATAACAATGGTGACAATCTATATTTTGAGAATGCTGAATCACTACTAATGTCTACGGAGAAGTTAAAGGATCGGTTCCCTGATGCTGGCTTCCTTACCCGTGATGACATAATGTCTAACATTAACGCTGACATTGACGCGCTAGAAGAAGAGCAAGCTAGAGTACACCACCAAGCAACTACTGGGCAGAAAATTACTGGTAGCTTAATGGGTGTTGGTTGGGGATCAATGACTGACCCAGTTAACGTAGCAGCTATGGTATTGGCTTCGGCTCCATCAGCTTGGGGGCTTGCTTCTAAGGTTGCTTGGGATTCTGGCGTAGTTATGCTTACCGAGTCAGGTATTCAGTATAAGAACTTCGGATTTAAGGAAGAGTTAGGGCGTGAGGTTAGTTTCCAAGAAGCTGCCAATATTGTATTAATGTCGGGTGTCGGTGCTGGCCTTTTAAGGGGTGCTGGCCATCTTTTAGTGGCAGGGTATAAGCGTGGCATTGCTAACGGTACAGTTGTCGATACACCAGAGCTTAGAGAGGCAGTGGAGCAGATCGAAGAAGTTCAGCGTTTGTCTGATGAGATTACTCCACAAACTACGCATGAAATAGATACTCACCTTGAAGTAACTGACAGGGCAATGGAGAACGCGGCAGCAGGTAAGCCGATTACTCAGGCAGAGATTGATAATATTAGGCTTGAAACAGAGTCTAAGCAGCAAATCGATTCACTAGATCCAAGAACTATCATTGTCGATGCTGAGACATTCCAGTTTAAATCTTCAGGCGATAAGGCTGGCGTTACAGATCGGCTTAAAGGTGTTGATGAATGGGATATTGATTTAGCGGGTGTTGTTGTTGTATGGGAGCGATTAGACGGAGAGCGGTTCATTGTTGATGGACACCAACGCCTTGCTCTAGCTAACCGAGCATTAGATGCTGGCCAAGACCCTAACCAAGTATTGCTTAACGCTCGCGTGTGGAAAGAGGCTGATGGTGTTACGCCATCGGACGCTAGGCAGCGAGCAGCTATAAAGAATATCGCAGAAGGTACAGGAACAGCCATCGATGCTGCTAAGGTATTTCGTGAGCTAGGCACTGACGCAATGAACAAAATGCCACCATTACCACCAAGCAGTGTATTGGTTCGTGATGCTCAAGGGCTTGCAAAGTTAGGCGATGATGCGTTCAAACAAGTCATTAACGATGTAG